CTTGATTCTGACTGGAACCCCATCTCCGCAGGGGGTTGGGGATTTATGGGCGCAAGTGGGAATCCTGGACTTAGGGCAAAGGTTAGAGAGCTCATTAACGAAGTTCAGGGGCCTATACATGCAGCCAGATCAAATGAATCGGCACACACGGGTGGTGTACAGTTGGAAACCGAAACCGGGAGCAGTGGAAGCGATCCAGCAAAAAATTTCCGATTTATGCTTCAGCTTGCGCGCGAATGATTATTTGCAGCTTCCAGAGTGCACAAGGCTTTACCATAGCATAGCCCTCAGCAAGGACGAAACGGCGCAGTATGAGACCCTTAAAAAGGATCTGGTGCTGGGTATAAAAGAGTTTGAAATCACAGCGCCCACCGCGGCCGTGTTGTCGGGCAAATTGCTGCAGTTTACATCTGGCGCAATTTATACAGAAGATGGCAGCTGGGTACGAACCAACAACGCTAAGATTGAGTTCTTGGAGTCGCTGCTGGAGGAATCCACGACGCCCACGCTGATCTTCTACCACTTCAAACATTCCTTGGAGAGAATACTTGCAGCGTTTCCGTACGCTGAGGTGCTTAACGATGACAACATGCAGGCATGGCGCGACGGTAAGGTGCCGATCATGCTGGCGCACCCGCAGTCTGGTGGCATTGGTTTGAACCTGCAGTGCAACGCTGGCGCGCTGGCGCAGACTGTTTGGTACGACCTGCCATGGAGTTCAGAGAATTACGTGCAGGCAAACGCGCGAATCTACCGCCAAGGACAGACAAAGCCGGTAATCATCCACCACCTAACTGTAGAAAAAAGTATTGATATTCAGGCGGTAAATGTACTAGAAGGTAAAATAAATCTCCAAGAAGCCCTCCTAAACGCATTAAATTTGCATTAATATAAGCACGATGAAAACAACAACAAAATACAAAGTCAACGCGGCCCGCACCAAGTTGTCGGACGAAGAGATTGATCCCATTGAGCAGGACGAGCCGGATGCGCACCCAGAGGTCGTTGCCGATGGTTGGGTGCCGTGGGATCCAGAGGATCTAAACGACATTCATAGGCTGATTGAGAATCGCATGCCTGAGAAGCAGCGTATTGTGTTGGAGGCGTTCTTGGAAGGCAAGACGCACAAAGACATAGATGTATCAGAGAAGTATTGGCGCTGGCATTTTGCCAAGGGCATAGAATTTATTCGGAAGGAATTACGCGTATGATTTTTGTTGTAGCACACGGCGAGGATGGGGTTACGGTTGAGTATGGCGACGAGCTAAACACCAAAGATTATGAAAACATTAAATGCATTTTCTTTTGTGATAACGAAGAAGAAGCTGAGATAATTATTTATGAGGTGATGAGATGGGGTGTGGAATGAACGATCCAGTTAATCAGCCAAAACATTACACAGACCATCCAAGCGGTGTGGAGTGTATTCAGATAACGGAGCACATGGGTTTTAACCTGGGTAACGCAATCAAATACATTTGGCGCGCAGACCTAAAGAACGACGCCATTGAAGACCTTAAGAAGGCTAGGTGGTACATATCACGAGAAATAGACCGGAGGAATAGCGATGCATTTAGAAGTAGATGATGATTTTTTAGACGAGATTATTCGCCAAAGTTTGGTAGACACCTACGTTGGTTTGATGCGCGATCTTGAACGCGTAGACAGAAAACAAATTGACCGCGCTGCAGAGGACGTAATGCTTTGGAAGCGTGTGGCGTACGCCATTGAAATCTTAGGTGAGTGGTACTTCACAGACTTTGACGCAGCCGTAAAGAAGCGGGAGAAGATTAAATGAAGTATTTTCACCAGTATGACCGGTTTGAGTTAGAGCAGGACATCTTGAAGATATCAAACGTCTCAGACTTGATTGAAGAGTTTATGCGCCAACATATTGACGGTCCGGTGCCGTTTGATGAGGATGAGTTGTTTAACAAACTCAACGGCATAAAAGAAGTGTTAGATATTCAAGCCCGCAGGTTGTGGGACGGGTTTGAAAGAATGGTAGAGACCAAGCAATTTATTAACCAAAGGAGTGTAGAAAATGAGTGAAGTAAACGTGTTAGATGATAAGGTTGTTACCCTACAGTACACCATTAAGCATATTAACGCATTGATTAATGCAATGAACCAGCCGTTTGCCACACCGGTAATGGCGTGGGCAAACTTTATCAATGACATTCATATGCAAGTTGGCCCACAGGTGCAAAAGATTAACGAAGAGTTGGAGAATCAAGATGAGCCAGCTGCTTAAGAACATGATGGTTAACGCGGGTATCGAAAAAGGCAACCCGCTAAATCCTAAGCGCGCTGCCATGGCAGAGGCGTTGACTCGCACGTACTTGAACCAGGTCATGCCTGAGATCAAGGCAACCTTGCAACAGGTAGAGGCCATGAAAAGCCAGCCTGCCACCAAGGGCGACGCAGCAAAATAGTTTGCATTAATATAGATAGAGGGTTGGTTATGCAGTTGCCAAACCAAGTGATTAAGTTCATGCGGAGCGCTAAGGCGAGACAACGATAGCCAACTTTCTAAAACGTTGGTACTTGTAAACATGTACATACATAATGTTAAGTATTATGTACATTTTTATGTTAATTTGTAAATAATGAGAAACACTTCACTTCCTCGACCGATTATCTCTGGGTGTAATGTCAGCCCGGTAGACGGCCGCCCTTGGAAGGCGGAGGCCGCAGGTTCAAATCCTGCCACCCAGACCAAACATCATTGACCACTACGGTGTCGGTAGTGTAGTGGTAGCACAACAGCCTGTGAATCTGTAAGCGAGAGTTCGATTCTCCCCTTCACCCCATTAATTTTAAAAGAACACATCATGGCAACTAAACCCGGCTTGTATGCCAACATCCATGCTAAACAAGAACGTATCGCCAAGGGTTCTGGCGAGAAAATGCGCGCGCCGGGCACCAAGGGTGCGCCTACATCACAGGCATTTAAAGAGTCTGCAAAGACCGCAAAGAAGAAAAAATAATGGCCGCAAAAAAAGATTTTAAATTCACACCTGCGCATGCGGAGTTAGTTATTGAATTAGGCAAGCAAGGCGCATCACAAAAGACAATGTACGCCCAGCTGGGGATCAGCAAGGCCACGGCAGCGCGCCTCAAAAAAGAGGACCCAGCGTTTGCTGAAGCCATGGATATGGCCACTGTTCACGGCCAGGCATACTGGGAGACACAGATCCTGGCAAACGTCGAGAATAAGGCTTTTAATAGCCGTCTGGCTGAGATTGCCTTACGCGGTCAATACCCAGACGACTACCGCGAGACACGCGACCAGAAGGTCGACCTCAAAGCTGAGGTTTCTATCGACTTTGCTGGGGCGGTAGGCGACCTAATAAAGCAGTTGAAGAGCGCAGGCTAACCGCCCTTCAGATAATAAAATAAACTTAAATAAAGGGTCCTTCGGGGCCCTTTTTGTTTGCATTAATATATTTACCGATAAACTTCTAAAAAGGTAAAAATGACTGCTCACGCATTATTGTCGGCCTCCGGATCAAAACGTTGGCTATCCTGCACACCGAGCGCACGCTTGGAGGCAACCCTCCCCGAACAGAACCGCAAAGCCGGTGGGTTCGATTTCTCACAGGAGGGCACAACGGCGCACTCTCTTGCTGAAATTAAACTGCGCCTTCAATTTGGACAAATAAAACGCGATGAGTACGAGACAGAATATGAGACCATTAAATCAACACCCTACTTCAATGACGATTTCGAGGCTAACGTCGATAATTACGTTCTGTATGTCCGTAGTCAAATTGGTGAAGGCGACACCCCGTTATTTGAGCAACGCGTCGACTTCAGTGACTGGGTTCCTGACGGTTTCGGGACAGCAGACGTGGTTATTCTTTCAAAGAATTCGATCCGCGTTATCGACCTCAAGTTCGGCAAAGGTATTCCAGTCTCAGCTACAGACAATCCCCAATTACGATTATACGCATTGGGTGCGTGGTCGAAGTTCAAAGACGAATATCCGGACATCAAGGAAGTCAGCTACACCATCCACCAGCCACGACTCGACAGCATTTCTACGGATGGCACAAGTCTTGACAAGCTCGTCGATTGGGCAAGCTACTACGTCAAACCAAAAGCCAAAAAAGCGTGGAGCGGTTCGGGCGATTTCCTCCCCGGTGAATGGTGCCAATTTTGCCGAGCTAAAGCTCAATGCCGGGCTCGCAGTGACTTCAACACAGAACTCGCAAGACTCGAGTTCAAAGAAGCAGCGCTCCTCACAAACGAAGAGTTCTCCGAAGTCCTCGACAAGGCAAAAGGATTGAAGACCTGGGTCAATGACGTAGAAGAGTTTGCTGTATCGCGCGCGGTGTACCACCAGATCGTGCCACCAGGTTACAAGCTGGGCACAACGTCAACACACCGCAAGATCACAGACCACGCACTGGCTGCAACCGTGCTCAAAGAAAAGGGCATCGATGTAGGCGCGTTGTGGGAAGCACCTAAACTGAAGTCACTGGCCACGCTGGAGAAGCTGGCGCCCAAGGGGCAGGTCGTTACTTGGTTGGGTGAGCTGATCGTCAAGCCAGAGGGTGAACCTAAGTTGGTTAAGGTCAAAGAAACCGTGGAGGATGACTTCAAATGACACGCGAAGAACTATCAGAGATGTACGGCGATGAGTTGTTGTTCTTAACTGAGCCGTATTTTGATGACGCAATCATGGGTGTTGTTTACCAGTGCAGTAAGCCATTGGTTTGTTACAACGTCGATAAGATTCTTGAAATACTTATGAAGGTCGACAAGATGAACGAAGTGGAAGCCATCGAGTATTACTACTTCAACATGGTTGGTTCATACGTCGGCGAGAACACTCCAGTATTCTTTGAGGAAATCGTATGAGTGCATGGTTAATTGCTGGCATCGGTTTGGTCTACTTCTACATTGGTTGCGATCTGTTGTTTAAGGGCAACACCGGCCTGGCGATTAGCTTTTTTGGCTACGCGCTGGGCAACGTGGGGCTTTACATGGTTGCAAAAGCTGGAGTAGAATGTGGTATATCTTGATTTAAATACCATCGCTAAAAGCGTTCCTCAAGTCATGGTTAACCAGTACCTAAAAGACTTTGAGCAATTACCAGGCGGTGAGAAAAGGGATGATGTGCTTAGGTTGAGGCGTAGCATTCTGGATGTAACACAGTGCGTGTGGGATCATCCGGAGTTAATGAAGAACCCCGACTACGTAAACGATCTCCAAAGAGTGTTAGCTATGCGAGAAGCAATGCGCACTTTGGGAGTTTTTTACGATGCATGAAAGTTTTTGCCAGATGTTTGCATTAATATCATGGCAAGAAAAGGTCAACGTGCCGGTACCTTCAAACCCGGTGCAATCTAAAATGGAAAAAGTCTAAAATGTCTAAATCAGTCAAAGCCAAGTTCGTTACTGGCAAAGTTCGTTTCTCTTTTGTGCACGTTTTCGAGCCTGCAGAGACACTGAACAAACAGTTGAAATACTCTGCATCTATTCTGATCCCCAAGTCAGATACAGAAACAATCAAGCGCTTCACAGCGGCTTTTGAAGACATCAAGAAAGCTAACGCGGCCTTCTTTGGTGGTTCAGTGCCCAAGTTACTTAAAGGTGGCTTGCGTGATGGCGACGCAGAGAAAGATGATCCAATCTATGCGGGTCACTATTTCATTAACGCAAACTCTAACGAGAAGCCAGGCATTGTCGACGCTGACCTGAACCCAATCTTGGATAAGAACGAGTTCTACAGCGGTTGCTACGGCCGTGCTTCTATCACCTTGTATCCATACGATGCAAGTGGTTCAAAGGGTATTGCAGCCGGTCTTAACAACGTTCAGAAGTTGGAAGACGGTGAGAAACTTGGTGGCGCTACAAACGCAGCAGCAGACTTCGCTGTGTAAGTAGGTTACATG